TTCGATATGTAGGTTAGCATAACCTTGTTCTTTTATGAACCAAACAATGAAATCTTTCCATTTCTGTTTCAAATCGTTCATCATAGGACGCTTCATAATCATCCACACATTCATTAATGGATGATACGGATTTTCAATAGGTTTCTTTGATGCTTTTGGGTGCAATTTAAAATACATTCGTTCATAAGAACTTAATGTACCATTATCAATCACTAATTTCAGTGTATTCAAAATGATACCCTCCTGTTGTCTTTCTCTCGCCTTTACAAACTTTACTAATCAATGATTGATGCAAGCCCAATTCACGAGCTGCAAACGAGATTGATTTAAAAGTTCTATCAAGTTCAGAGCAATAAACAGGATGATATGTATTCCCTTTAATTAAATCTTTTTGTTCTTCAGTAAATACAATTCCTTCATTCCAATTTTTGAAATTAGCACGAATTTTGCGAAAGCGTTCACTTCTTTCTAAAGATGTTTCTTTTGCAATATTGCTCATTTTCTTTCGCTGTTCTAATGTTCGTCTTTTACCTTTATTTGATATAGAGATTTTCTTTTTTATTGCATCAGACATTTTTCCAAGACTATTGCCGCCAAGTGCGATATTGTAACCGTACTCAGGATTCGCACTATTAAAATGCAATATTAAATTTCTCTCATATTCTTCTGCTTTTTCTTTTGTCAATCCAGAAAATAAAATCTCATGTAAAAAACCAACATTCCAACCATATTTCAAAATTGCATTGTAAAAATGACGATTTGATCTATAATTACATCCGTTTCTGCCCCATCGTTTTTCTGGTAAACGGCTTGTAATGCCAACATATACTTTCCCATTAACCAGATTTGTATGCTTATAAACAAAATAACTCAATTCAGTATTTTCGCTTATATCCATCACGCTCCTAAATATGAAAAGAGGGGAGAGCCAAAGCCCTCCCTCTATTTTCACTCTTCCTCGTTTGTTTCCTGCTTATTCTTTCTGGAACGAATTGCCTTAACCACTGGTTCAGCAGTTTCCTCAACCTCATTCTCAGAAATTTCGCCAGCAACATTCACATCGGCAGTTTCATCAATACTGATCTGTCCTGCCAACTCAGCAGTTTCGTTCTGCTCAGGTTGCTTACGAGCCTCCTGAACACGGCGCAGATATTCCACGCCGCATTCAGGACTGCAAGCAATACTGTGATAATTAAACGCACCAAGAGAAGCACTGGACTTATTGCAGGGAACAAACTGTTTGCCGCAAACACGACAAACCGCAGTTCTCTTAGCCATATCAATCACCTCATAAATTAACTCGCATACTTCCAGTGATAACCACCCGCAGTTTTTGAACGCCCAAGTAAACAAGAACAAATTGTCCCTCGACTAACATTAGCCGCTTTTGCGGCACTGACTGTCGTAGGAAAAATTTCTCCTGTTTCAATGCACATTACACTTTTTGCGGCTGGGTTATCCGCTCCTGTTTTCTTGCCCTTATGTGATAAACTCAACTTTTCACGAGTTTCTTTAGAAAAATCCTTGCCATAGTTATGATTTTTCTCACCAAGCATTGACTTTCTCATTTTTTCTAAAGTTTCAGGTGAATGCGATCCAGAAGTTTGACCTCCATTATCTACATTATATCCGAACTCATGTCGATTACTTTTTAGCTTATCAATTAACAGCATCTCAAATTTACACGCTTCATCTTTTGTAAGATTAGAAGCAACAATCTCATGATTTACATTTTCCCAACCATATTTTTTGATCGCATGATAAATCACAGGTTGTTTTCTATATCCAGAACCATCGGCTCTCCATCTGCGCTCAGGAGCAGTACAAGTAATGCCTACATACACCTTTCCGTTAGGAAAGGTATGTATGTAGACACAATACGAATCATTGTTTATCTGCATTAAGCAGCATCTTCAGCGTCACGACCAAATACTGTCATATCCCAATACTTAGTCACGCCGTTGCCGCAAGTTTCGGGCAAGCTGGTAGCCTCGAAACCATGAGTAGTCTGAGAATCACCCATTGCCAAGTCAAAGTTACCAGTGAAGTCAGCATAAGGCAGGAAGAACTGAACATGATAAATGTTATGGCACTTATCCTCAGCCAAAGCATCAACATACATCTCAACCATCTCAGAGTAGTTATCAGAAATGTTGCTGATCACATCACCCTCAACATTACGGAAATAATAAACAACGATAGAAGTACCGTCAGCAATTTCACCCTCGTTGAAAGTCAAAGCCTTAGTAGCAGGATCGTAAGCAAACTTGCCCTCAGCAACAGTAGCGTCCTGAGTCAAACGCTTTGCGATAGTACCATCAGCATTCTTGACAATAACCTCACCGATTTCATTACCAGCAGTGCCGACAGCCTTATAGTTAGTAGTGGCAGCATTACCAGTAACAGTCAGATAATCGGGAACCTTAACAGAAGTAGAAGTTCTGTGTTCGCCCTCAGCACCGACATTAACTTCAACCAGACCCAAGGAAACCATACCGTTAGTACCAGAAACAGTAACAGCCTTATTACGCTTGAGCTGACCGATTGTACGACCACCCTTACCAGTCAGAGCAGTGTTCTCCTGAGTATTGGCAATAGTCGCATTCTGCAATTCATCCAAAGTAAAACGATGCACACCGCCATTAATGCCGAAACACATGATTGTTTCCAAGCTGGTAATGGAGAGATCGTTCACAACAATGTTACTCATAGTAGCATCCTCCTTTTTAAATTCAAATATTTGTCACGCTTATTCTGGTGACAACCAACTGATTTTTTCGAGATTGATCTTTGACAAATCCACAGTACCGAAATACGCACCGTTCATTGTTTGTTCCCAATGCTTTTTCTTTTGAATTTGCCTCCAACTCGCATTTAATTTGAACACACTCAAATCCAATACGGATTCGTAATCATATTTAAATTCCTCAGTATTCACCAAGGAAATGATCATGTTTTCTAAGAATGACTTATATGGCTTTTTCGCAAGACGCTTTTTCTTTAAGCGATTTCTTTCAATAAGATAACGCTTTGCTTCAGCATTGCCAGCCTTGCCAATTGGAGCCTCCCAAAAATGAATTTTGCGAATTGCATTACATATTTCAGAAGCAATCAACTGGTCAATTTTTATGTCATTTTCTTCATCCCACAAAATATGTTCGCCGTTGCTCAAGTCCTCAGATTCTTTGAACTTTCGCAAATCCAAATCACGAAACAGAATGGATGTATCCTGCTCGTCATAAGCAATGGACTGGATCATCAGAATAAAAAGCTGATAATCCGTGATCGTTTCGTAATCAACCCCTATATCGTCAAGTTCAACCATCAAATCAAACGGAGTAGAAGTGAGGGATTGAACCATATTGTAATATTTCTGATCACCGAAATTAAAAATCTCGTCCACCGTTGGTACATGAACGCTAATTTTATTGTTAATCGGGTAATCTTGAACTTTTAACAGATTGGGACGCTGAATCATTACTTAGCACCCGCTCTCGGATTTCCATTGATTGTTGGACGATTAAATTCCGAAACAGAATATTCCAAAGCAACGCCATGAAATTGCTCTGCTGGACTAATATCATCCATGCCCTCTAAACTTACACGACCAACTCCTAAATCCATTGAACCGTTCAACAGTGCTTCAATGCGTCCAGCAATTAAATCAGGACGCAGACCATCACTGGTTCGGATATAATCTTGATGCGAAAAAACATAAAAGCAGATATTCATCCTCTTAAATGTCTTATTCATGACCTCTGGTACATAAATACGAAAACAAACATAAGTGTTGGTTTCCTTTGTCGCATCAGGCGTATAAGCATAAGGAAATACTCTGGAATACATCAAAGAACGATCAGGGACGGTGGAATTTTCTTTATCCAAAATCAAATCAACAATTTCCTGATCACTGCAAATCATTTGCATGATCTTTTTTCGATAATCCGTCAACTCTTGTAGTAAAGCCAATCATTCCACCTCCTTAAATCCAACTGTCATTCGGTTTTTCCTGAAGTTCATCTCCTGTTCCAACAGGATCATCGTAATAGTCCGCAACCATTAATTCTTTGTTATCAGTTTTTGGATTGAACTGACTCTCCAAAACAGATAATTGAATATATCCACGCTGATTACCATCAGAATAACTAACAGTATCAGCTTGCTTAATTTCAAACGCCGTAGGCAGCTCCTTGTTTCTATCAATTAAAAAACGAACTCCACTATCCAAAAGAACAGTGTGTTCGTCATAAGAGATATAAACAATCAACTGAGATGTACCAAGTTTGATATACTCCTTTGCTGTTTCACCGCTACCATACTGAGTAGCATTAATTAAGCTAATTGGATATTCTACAATTTCTCCATTCAACGGAGATCGGAACTTAATATTATGATTGCAAAACTGTAATGTACCTTCCCACTGAATGCCATGCAAATTATTCGATTCTATACAAAGCCAATAACCATGATCAGGCCAAGGAATTACATCGCCCAAATAAAATGGCTCATGAATCTGCGTCTGAATACTTGCCTGAGCAGGGGAAGTGGTACGATATTTATGCAGATAAATACGAGGATGAATCAATCTATCTGTTCGATGGATTGTTACGCCATCAGGAATATAAGAAGGATCGTCAGCAAAAGTCTGCTGAACCAAACGCATTGCATTCTCAATTTGTTCGCCCCTCATGCTATTCCCGCCAGCTTTCATCCTCAGAAGGAAATTCTGAAAACCTCCCACAGAATTCACCTCCTTATGTATTTCTGCGAATATAAGAATAACGAACCAGCAAAGTTTCATTATCCTTACGATACTTTTCTCTCATTTCTACCATCTTATCAAGATGATTGGCAGGGGAAAAAGCATTGAAGTCTTTACTTGACAATGTTTGTTTCAAAGCAAGCGGAACTCGAATGTAATTACTATCCAAATATGCAATCGTCATATAATTGGCTAATATCTCAACCTCAGTATCAGTTAAAGTACATTCAAATCCAGTTTCAGTCCTTTGTGAAATATCTTGTTTACAGCCTCGAAAAGCCGCAATCGCAGGACGGAGATAATCGGATAAAACCTCATATACCTGTTCTTGCTCCATATTGAAAAAATCATAATCTCTGATTTTACTCAAAACACTGTCGTAAAGATCAGTAAAGGGAGTCCCCATAGGGCTTCACCTCCTTTACACGAGCTGCATCAGTTCAATACCAAGCTGTTCCTCCAACAGACGAATGATCTTAACATTTGCGATCTTTCCGCTCTTAACAGCATCAGTAACCTTCTTAACCAACCCAGCCTTTGCGCTATAATTAAGACCAGTAAGCAACTCCTTAGCAGCTCCCACATCAGAGCCGTACAACTTCTTCATATCAGCAGCATTAATCTTTGTTGCAAATGCAGATGCAAGATTCAATTTCTTAATAACATCATCATTGCAGATCAAAAGCCACTTCTCAGTAAAGTAGCGTGGATGCTTTGCCTTCATGGTCTTAATTTGCATATAAGTCATTTCCTGCTCGTCACCGACTTCCTCCCAAGCAAAGCTATCCATCGTCTTTAAACAGGTGTAATACACCGCTGGAACCAAAGCACGAACCTTAACTTTGGTATCATCCTTTAAAGCGGGGGAAGTGGGAGCAGCACCAGACTTCTTATCTGATGCTGCTGTATCAGGAGTATTTAAAATCTTTTCTTCCTGTCCCAAAAATAACGCCTCCTAAAATTTATTTGCGTATCAATTACGCCAGTTCCCAGCAACCGACAACATCACTGGAAATAACAGCCAGACCAGCCTTAACCTGAATCTGACCTTCGAGAGTCTGATCCATGTTCTCACGGTTGTCATTAACTTCCTTCAGACGAGAATCACCCTCATAAACGAACTTGATAGGCTTGCCGTTAGTAGCAAGGATCAAGATGCGAGTAGTGGACAGAGCGAACTCGAAAGTACCCTGCTTGAACACTTGAGGAATAACCATCAGAGGATAGCCTTCCCAATCGCTCACAACGCCG